TTGTGCAGCTAGAGCTTCTTTTAACTCAAGATTTGTAATGTCAGTTAAGAGTTGTTTCTGTTCAACAATCAAACCTCCACGTAAAGCTTTAGTTTCTTTGTTAAGCGATGAAAATATACCTAAATCCATTACAGTTTCGATAAGTTCCCTTCTTTCTGGTGTGCTTAAGCCGAGAAAACCGTTAAACTTACTTCCAAGTAATACAGAATTCTCAAGAGTACTTACAGCTGTCTTAGCATCAAGGTTCATTAAAGTGTACAACAGTTGTTGACGTCCTTTAGATGCAACAGGTAGGTTAGGAATCTCAATATATTCATCACCGATAAGTTGGTATAAATTTAAAGCATTAGGTTTACGAGTACGTTCAACTTTGAAGAACTTCCCTGCTGAGGCGAACTCCAATGTAACAACAAGATTCTTACCTGTAGCGGTGTTAATCAGACTATCGACACTATCCCCTGCCTTGTAGGAAGCACCAGTGATCGCAAAATAGGGTAAATAAAGATATAGTGAACTTTTCCCGTTACCGTTATTCTCACTCGACACAAGCAAATTACTGTGTTCAGCATAATTAATCTCAACAACCTCATCACCAATACTACGGAAATTCTTACACGTTGCTTTGATAAGTGTTAACTTTGAGTTGAGTGGTGTGTTTTTAATGCTCATATCTTCTCCTTAGACCAAATTAGATTCTTCTTGGCAACGATTATACACACTCTTAAGTTTATTGCCAATAGCTTCGTAACGAATTTCTTTATCATCAGCATCACAATCACTATACTCAATGGTGTTGATTTTATCAAGTAGTATTTCTATTGGACTAACTTTGAAATCATTAGCATCTACTTCCTCAGTCTCAAGCTCGATAGATTGAGTTGTGTCTATAATTGTATAGTTGATGCATTGGACGCTACGCAAGGCTTTTATAAATTTAGCATAGTGCGATTTATTTGAACTATCTGTTATGATGACACGTATTATCTTGTCCTTGAGGTTAAGTTCGTTTTCAAGATAATCTACGTCATTCCAGAGTTTACCCTTGCGAGAAGATGCTATTTCTTGGTAATTGTAGTTGATTTCGGTAAACATGCTTTGGTTTGGTTTGTTTGGGATGAACTCTAATTTCTGCGTCAAGGTATCGAGGCTATAAATACCATTCTCAGCAGGTTCTTCCCATTCCCCGAAATTTAAGGCGTAAGGAGTTCCAGTATAAAAAATGTTACCACTACTACTGCTAGTGTGGTAATGACCACTAATCGTCTGCTCAAACTTAGCTAAATGTTTTTTATCAATAGTTTCATGCTTACTAAGCGCACCTTTTAGCAAGTACATATTGGACAACTCAAAGTGCCCCAAGCAAATAGTTGCTTCAGACTTCTCAATATGTTCAACAGTCAAATCATGTGTATTTGGATTGATCCAAGGTAGACAGCACAGATCAAGACCGTTGATATTAATGTCAGTAGGTGACGTTATAGCCTTTACGCAAGAATTTCCATAAACTACAGCTAAATCTTCTAAAAGTTGATCCCACGTTAGTTCGTTTGAGGATAGCCTTACTTGAGAGTGATTCCCTGCCAGCTGTATCCAAGTCATCCCATATTCTGCTAACTTAGGTATAAATGTATTTGATAACCAATGTACCAGCTCCCCTGTGATTGAACGTCTTATATCAACGTAGTCACCTAATTGTATAATTATGTCTACTTGGATGGAGTGATAATAATCTAACATCTCCATGATGTAGTTTTGCTGGAATTCAGCAAAGGCTATAGACCCCCCTTTACAGCCGAGGTGAAGATCACCTACAATTCCAACCTTCTCTCCTAAACTTTTACTCTCCATCCTCAACCCCCTTATACCTCTTACCTGCTTCCAACAACTTCTTATTAACTTCAACTGGCTTCTCTAACGCCTCTACGAAAGCAATAGACTCCTCCTCGGAAAGTGTTATTGTTTCTGCAATTTTTAATGTTTTCATTGTTTCTCCTTTAATTATTCAATTTCACATAGTATAAACTCCTTATAAACTAATGCAAGGAGTTTCTTTAATTATCTTTAACTAACCAAAATCCAAATAATAACATAATGCGTTAAATGGTGGCACATCTGGTCTGCTCCTAAACACCACCAAAACTTAGGAGATGTGTTCTCAAACTTACCACCTAAGTCAGGATGAGATTTGATGCGATCCACTGTGAAATGTACTACAAAATCTAGCAACATTACAAGCAGTATTAAACTGGGAGTGCCGCTTGTAATATAAGTGTATATGAGGGCAATAAACCCTGTAAATACATAGTGGCAGCTAACATGTTCAATCAAAGGCTTAACCCAACCTTTCCGCTGACCTTTCCGTAACATATATTGTGTTTGTAACGGATAATCGCATAAGAAATGCTTTATCTGGAACGCTACGAGTAGTGCTATTATTTCTGTTGTCATTTTATTTCTCCTCTAACTTAATCTTAACTGCGTCTAAAACCTTATTAGGTACTGTAAAAGTAATATATTCTCCACTTATTTCAAAACTTAATACGGTTGAAGAAGGGTAGTGATTACTTTCAACCTTATCACACCGTTTGTAAATATTACACAGGAATGTGAATAGCACTGCATCATCCATAGTCCAGTTTTCTGTCCAAGATTCTTTGTTCATTTTATCTCTCCTTTAATTATTAATTCATCAACACTTTCTTTAAACTCAAGCATCAATTTCTTATTAACTCGTGTTTGCTTAGACGTGGCTACATCACTACCACAAGAGTTACACTCACTGTAGTGTGCAGGGATTTCAGTTTCCTCACCTCTGTATTTGACAGCGTTATAACTTGTACGGGAAAGTAACTCACCATTCTCACATACTGGACATATCATAAGCTTCTCCTAATCAAACACCCATTCATTAAAATTCATCTTCAACTTCTTCCAAAGCTTCTCTTGATAGAAAGGAAACTCAGCTTCTCCAAGATTCTCAACACACCATTGCGTTACGTGAGAAGATTTGTCAAGGTAAGAGCATAAGCAATGTAGTGTAGTTGGATCTGATGCAACAGCGTAATGTTGTTTGTGGTCGTACCATGTTATTGTGTAAAGTGTTTTCATTATTTCTCCTTGTAGTACACTTCCTTTAAAAACGTAACAATACCCTCTGCAAAAGGTAATGCCTGTTGAGGAACTACACTATTACCTAATGCTTTTATTCTTTGTTTACAAGGTTTGTCCAGTTTTTCGGGAAACCCATCATCCACTCCACGAACAAAGGGGATAGTTGCCCATTGCTTATCTTGATGTCTGAATGGTAGTACAGTCCGAACACCGCTACATCTTTTAGTGCATTGTGTTTCTTTCTCCCCTTCCTCTGTCCGTTCATTAGTCTGTGCATTGCTGGTAAACCTCTTGCGCCCATTGCATCCATTGCCTGAGGTGTCGGGTATCGATCTCCAATCTTTAAATCCAACGATGAATACACGTTCTCTTTGATGAATGGCTCCACAGTCCGAAGCTGCAAGTAGGTATGTCCTGACTTCGTAACCCTCTCCTTCAAGGTCACTTGTGATACCTTCGATACCTTTTGTAAGGAGTCCTTTAACGTTCTCTCCAAATACGAAAACGGGTTTTGACTCTCTGACAATTCGTAAACTTTCTTCCCACAACCATCTTCCATCTTCATCTCCTTTTCTTTTTCCTGCTACACTTACTGGTTGACATGGCGGTGTAGTTATTAGAATATCCACACCTTCGTATAACCCCCCATCTAAATCTTTAATATCTTTGTGTAAAACACTTTCTGTAAAATGTCTTTGTAGTGTCTCTTGGCAAAAAGGGTCTACGTCACATACAGCTACAGTTTCAACACCTACAGCCTCAAAAGCTAAATCTACACCTCCTATACCAGAGAATAATGATAATGCTGTTATACTGTCTTTCATACTACCTCCTTAAATTAATTAACCCTTACTATACACAACACCACCACCTGCGTCAAGTGTTTATTTAGCTTTCGCGTTGTGGTGGGGCTGTTGGTGGGAGGGGGGTTTAGCAACTCTCTGCAACTCTCTGACAATATCAGTGTCGTGCCAAATGTCAGTGATATTGTAGTGGATGGAGAGAGTTGCGTCAAGTGGTGTTTATTTAGTTACAGACTTAATATAATCAATCACTTCATCCTTAAGTTCATAGGATAAGGTTTCTGTGTAGCCATCTGGCATCCATGCTTTCTCAACGTAGTAGCCACCGAACATACTTCTTATATCGCGCTCTAGTGCGAGGGCATCTTTTCTACTAGGTAAGCAAACTTCATACAGTATCTCGTGTGAGAACTGACTTATATCACTTTGGGTTTTCATACGCACTTTAGTGTTACCAGCAACCCCATATTTAATGGCATCACCTTCATGACTTTTTAGCTCTTGCACGTACACATAGACACCTTCCTCACTGGATAATCTGTACTTAGACATGCCCGTATAAACAGTAGCTTTGATTTCCTTTATTAATCTATTAAATGTTGTGTTGGGTAGTTTGATCTCGGCTCCATCAGTCCCCATACCTTGTGTGAAGATAGGGCATAACCCATACACCCTCTTCGAACCTATGTAGGTATAAACCTCGAAAGTGTTGTCTATTGTATAAAACTTGGTACCATCATCCCCGCCACTATATTTAATACCGTAATTGGGGTTATCTATCAGGTACTTTGTGAAAGACTCTAAGTAAGAGTGTTCTAACTTAATAAGATTCCTATTGTACCAATCTACATATTTACTTCTTAACTCGCTGTTTGGCATAACACTACTCCTTAAAATGGCACTCCATCCATATCTTCATCCCAATTATCAAGTGAAACCTCTTGATCATATTCTTGAAAATTATTAAATTGGGTTGTTACCTCTGGTTTTGGTACAGGCTTAACAACCTTATCAACCCTACTCACATCTTGATTGGTACCTCTAACTAAAGACTCTCTTTTAGGTTTATCTAATGTTGCTCCATCAAGACCTAAAACAGTATACTCTGAGGATTTACCTTTAGTCTTGTTAATAGTTAGTAGGTTATGACATACCAGTTTATCCAAGTACTTAGTCAGGCTATTCCTACTACCTATACCTAGTTTCTCGCACATGAATCTTGTTGATGGAAATACCTTATCTTTACTCTTACTCCAATTTAGTAAATAAGAATAAACAGCCTTTTCAGCAAAGCCAAATAACTTACCATTAATTTTTGTTGTTGTTAATACGTCTACAGGGATCTGTAAGAAACCCTTTTCTAATTGTTGTGCCATTTGTTACTCCTTTGTGAGAGTCTTTGTTTGATTGGTGTGTTTCTACTATTGTTGTGATAAGTGCAGCTATAGATAAATTTTGTTCTGTAGCCTCGGACAAGAGTGTTTCGTAAGTTTCACGAGAGAAGTTAATTTTCATTAAGACTTACCTCCACTCTTCTTGTTGAATTGTACCATAGCTTGTGCAACTTTCATTGTAAGGTAAGATTGTTCATCACCTTGCTTTAAACTCTTACACAAACGTTGACTCATAGCATCAGATGTCAACAAGCCTTTAGATAGCCTGTCAGCTAAGAATGTTGCTTCTACCCAATCTACTTTGTTTTCCATATTCCAATCTCCTAAGTATTAGTTGATATTAAATTATACCAGTTTTCTTGTCTATAAGCAAGTTTATTGGTAATATTAAAAGGTTTCTTTATAGTGGTTCAATATATTGTGCAGGTAGTGGCTCAACTAATTGATCCGCTAAGTGGGTCACTATAGTGAGCAAGGGTGGTTCAATATAGAGTACACTATTATATTAGTATTATATTAAAAGAATTAAAATAATCACTATATTAAAAAGGACAAGACCTAAAGACTAAGTAACTTTAATATTAAACATTAAATATAACTTTTATGATTATAATATAAGGTATCACTTCATTACATTACGTTGTCACCTTTTAAGTCCTACCTTTTAAGTATTAGTCTTGAAGTCTCTTGAACTTCTTAGTTAGTATATGATTGTTTAAATCTTTTAATTGTTTAAAAGGAAATATATTAAAGACTGGTTCACTATATTGAACCACTACCCCCTCAATTCCTACAATATTCCTCTTCAGCTTGCCCATAACCTACAATATCAAAATTATCATCTTTATCATACTCTTCCTTGAACTCTTTAGCCTCCTCTGAGGAATAAAACTCGTTAGCGTATTTCATCTTTTCACAACCTATAGACCTACAGCCTAAATACACACCATCTTCAAAAGTATCCTCCAAGTAGTCATAGAAGATATGCCCTCTTGTTTTACCTTTAACTCTTAGCACGTAAGTGTTTTTCATAACCTAACCCCTTACATTAATATGCAACACACCATTATAAGGAAGTTTCAATCCATTATCATAATGCGTCTTGTGTTTGTACTTAATTTTATACTTATCCATAAAACTCTTAACTTCTGTCAAGTCTTCTGTAGTGTAACTCCTTAAACCTGCGTACAAGCGTTTATAAGGGTTTTCTATTAGTTGTTTAATTATTGTTAGCATACTTCACCTCTATCCCTCTTTAGTAACAACTTCAACCTCTTCACAACCCTTACAATATTCGTTCATAGATTTCTTCAACCTCAATCTCTAAATCTTTAAAGAGCGTGTCTATCGCCTCTCTATCATAGAAATCCTCTCTAGACTTAAACCATATTAAGCTAAGAACTTCCTCAACACCACCAAAGCCATGTTTGACAAAAGGTTTCTTATACACAAGATTGTTATCCCACAGAACTTCAGCAACACAATCTGATGTGGTACATTCGCTAATTATTATCTTTAACTCAATATCACTATCTTTAAGTATCATATACATATCCCACATCTGCTCCATAAGGTCATCACCTACCTCCCACATTTCAGGGTCGTTTTCTACTAACGGTGTCTGCCCATGAAACTCTTTTTCACAATCAGCATCGTCTTGAAAAATAGTAAAAACACTGTTCTTTAATTCATCCAAACTTTCAAATACTTTCATAATTTAAACCCACCTTCAATCAACACATCAACTAACTTACTTGTCGTAGTATGACGATTATCGTTAACAAAGGCAACTACTTTACCACGCATCAATTCTTCCTCAGTTTTAATGTGCTCTAATGCGTCTAGCCAGTACATATTAATACAGCCGTCTTTCTCAACAACTGCAACTTCATCTTTGTCACCATTAACACCTAAAAGCTTAATCACACCTTGAGTAACAAGCATCCCTACTTCGAGAGGAGAGGTGGCGTTCCAAATAATTGGTGCTTTTGTAAGGGTGTTCTGAGCGATACTTGGTACTTTTATAGCGCTACCACCATCTACAACCTTCTCACACTCTGTTAGCAAATGGAAGGGGAGTGTTGTCTCATTACCATAACCACTAAAATACTCCTTACTTCCACCAATGCGGAGTAATTCTTTATAAGGTACTTTCACAACAGAGTCTTCTATATCATAAGCATCCACTTCCACAGGGAATGTGACATCTTCAAATCCATCGTAAGTACCGTTGTTTAATAGTCTAACTTTAATTGCGTTCATTTTGTTTCTCCTTAGTGACGTAATCAATTTCAATACACACAGTATAAACTCTTTAAACACGAAAGCAATAGGAAAAGAGAGATTTGTTGAAATTAATTTACTTGTAGAGAGGGGAAAACTTGAGCCGTAGGTGCAATAAAACCATATCGTGGGAACAAGAAAACCTCCGAACACCGAAATGTAGGGAGGTTTAGGTTATTATTATTTAACTGTTGTTTCGGATCTCATCTAAAGTCAGCAGATTTAATCGTTCACCTGAATCGAAAACTGTTACCATTGCAGTGTTATCAAAAGAGTCTTCTGTATCACCCAACACCTTATTGACATAAACACCTTCTTCTAAAACCAAGTCCAAGCGTCCAGCTTTAGAAGTTTTTGTAGGGTCTGTCTCAGGGGATTTAAATACACCACGCCATTCACCATTTACTTCCATAGCTGAACACTTCATTGCCCATCGTCCCCAATCACGATCACAATGTTGCAATAAGCCTCCACCCATTCCATATAGGAAATTTTCTTGAGAGAATTTATTTCCATAAACTGCCCATTCTGTGATGCGTTTAATTTCCTCTCCGTCAACGCCATCCCCTTGGATAACACGAAAACGTGAGTCTAGAACTTTAAAACCTTTACTATTAATAGTTCCACCTACCTTTTTCCAAGCCGTGTTAAGACATAGCATAACCATATCTATTGGACTTCCAGAATCGGGTCTTAATACACAAGTCCCACCTTGCTCTGTCAGCTTATCAAGAAAGTCTTCATTTGTTAGTAACCATTCCAGTGCATTTTTGGTTGAGTAGGAATCGATAACAACTGCAAACGTACCCCCTCCAAAGTTATCTACCGAATTCATAAACGCACTATATTCTCCTTCTCGTAAATAACAAGTTGTTGTACTGTGCTCTCTAGCAGGTATTGAAGCACCAGCTTTCGCTTTAAATAACTTACGAGCTAATTGAACTGCCTCTAAAGTATCCGTACCCTCGAAATTATACATGTGAGACAAACCACCAATAGCAGCACTCTCACCAGAAGATACACCTCTAGCCCCAAAATCATGTAGTCGATAGGATAGACAAATCTTCATATCATCTTCTGTCATATCAGCTGAGTCATTCAACGCTTTTTGCAAAGTAAGCTTGGATTCATAAGAGATTGTTGCAACAGTAGATGCATACCAATAGCAACGTAATGCAAGCGTTTCTAAGTAACCTGCTAACCATCCGTAACCCTCTTCTGTCTCAAAAGTGGAAACAACACTCTTAGTAGGGACAACGACTCCTTCTGGAACAGATCGCACTTTAATCGGCAGCTTTCCTTTCAAGTCTTTAGCAATAGACATCCAACCGTCATAATTGAAGATACCTTCACCAATATAGTCATCAAAGATTTCCTTAGCCTCTTCAACCTCTGCGATAGTAACACCTTTCTCAAGAATGTAAGTTAGGTAATGTACACCAGCTGTTTGTATCTTATCGAATTTACCACCACGACTCTCAATGTAGTAAAAAGATTTTGTCATACCCTCTGGAAACTGTAACCAGTGGGATAATTTATAACCATCTGTCATCAGGCATAAGTTTGTGTTTAATAAATCTTTCATATTATTTCTCCTTTATTATAAGTCTAAAAAGTGTGTAAGCATTTCGTAATGGTCGAAAGCAATCTCACCTTTCATATCAACTAATTCATCTGTTGTAAACCATTTAGCTTCTACAGCATCGTCTTTTGGAGTTACCTCTGGAAGGGAGCCATTCTCATATTTAAAATTAGGTATACCAAACCAATGACACATACTAACTTTTGTGCATACAGGGTCACGTTTTGGCTTGTCGAACATTTTATCTTGAAGCATATCATCTTCTGTAAGGGCGAGTGAAGTCTCCTCCTCCAGTTCACGTAAAGCACATTGTAAGAAGGTTTCATTTGAATCTTTGTGACCGCCAGCCAACGCCCAACAACCTTTGTATGGATTTTCTTTACGTTTGATAAGCAAGTGTTTTCCATAACAAGATACTAATGCATCCGCTGCACACACATTGAGTGATTTAGGATAAGGGTAACCTTTGGTTAATTTATCTAACTCACGTTTATTATGTACCGCTTGCGTCTGTACTTCTCCAAACCAAGATTTTGTGAACATAGTATTGTCCATAAAGTTAGCTACGTTACAAGGGACATCTGTAGAGATACCCTCATCCAGAAACCACTCATCTCTTATATCAGTAGAGCTTAAATCTTCTACAGCAGCCACCTCTTTAAAATCCCACTCTGGGAATAGATTAAGATAATAACTTGACTCGTCCTTGGAATGACCAACTAACACAATGTCATTACTATCTGATGAAACAATATCTTGTACGCTTTGTTTCCAATCAGAGTCATGGACGTAATCCTCTACACCTACAACAGAGACAGAATCTTTACTTCCTATTAGAGCGTATCTGAGCATACACTTACGTTCTTCAAAAGTGAATGGATTCTTAGGTGTACGTGGTTGATTAATACTACCAACAACAATCAAAACCTTCTCAGCATGTTTAAGAGCCTCTTCTACTAAATACAAATGTTGATTATGGAACGGTTGGAAACGTCCAATCACCACTGCTAATTTTTTCTTACTCATTTTCTCTCTCCTTTATTTAATTTACAATCATTATACCTAAACCACTTTCAAACGCAATACTTTATTTAAGCTTATCAATCAAATCTAAAATGGATTTATTATTAAAACTTGCACACTCCACCGACTGATACTTAGTTACAAGCTTATCCTTCAGACCATCTTCACTATTATTCAACACATCAGCCAAGAACATATGATTACCTGCCATAGTTTGTATCTGCTCGTGCAACAATCTGGTTTTAGCCTCTGTAGCTTTTTGAGCAACATCAACGAGTATTGTTATAATCTCAGGGTGACACGAAACATATTTCATTACAGCTGATTGTGCCTCAAACGGTGTTAGTTCATCTAGTGTTGTATTCATTACCTCTCCTTAATTATTTAACTTGCAGAGATTATAAACTCTCCACTCTAACATTACAACCAATTTCTCTATAATTTCCGAAAATAGTTACAATTTATGCAAAACAATGATCAATCAGCTCAATATTTGTACAATTACACGCAATATCCTCAAATCGTTCCGTAGTAGCCCTGTGACAAGTTTTCACGTAAAGATGAACAATCACAAGACGCCCCATTTTAAACCCGCGAGAGGGCTGCTGACGAAGCCTATATTTTAAGCAAGTGGAGTAATTTTGCCAAATTCGAGATATTCAGTCATTACAATGCGAAACAGGTTACAAGACCACCCGAGAGGGCGGTTATCGTTGCAAATATTAGTTTTAGCATAGTACAACTCAGGGATCACACCATTATTGTGCAAAGCAATATCCTTCATACGCTTAATGTAATATTCAGGAACTTCCATACCACAAGATTTACGAGCAAGCATTAAGGTTGGAAAGCCAAATACCCACTCGGCTTCACCTCCAACAATTTCACCTTCTGCTTGAGGGTTGAACACTCCATTGTATTTATCAAGAGTAAGCCTTAAATTGATATTATAAAACTCATCTCTTTTGTAACGTGCAACACCGTTTCTTCGTAAAAGGTTTTTCTCAACATTACGGATAATCTTCTTACCTTGATTAAGCGACATAACCTTTCGTGGCACACCAAACCACACACCATGCAATTGAGCAAGGTCTGCACTTCGAGTTGGTGTTTCATTTGTACCGAAATCTTCAATGACCCATTTTGACTCTTCAATCATGTGGTTTGTCATTTCTGACAACTCAGGGTAATAAGGTGCAATGTCATAAACACCACTAGCTGCACATGCAATAGATGATTGACGGTGTTCAAAGTTTTCCTCCCATGCACCACAATCTTGCGCAGTCCAAAACTCAGAGGAATTTAAGGCTAGTAGGATGAGCTTAACAACTTCCTTATAATCTTCATTTTGTAAAAGCGCCTCCCCTTCCTCAGCTATTGCCATTAATGCCATACCCCATGAGTCATTTTGTTGATGCCCCCATTCATGTTCAATCTCATCATTTGTTTTTGTACACCAACGAATATGAAATGGTTTTGCAGATCTACCTTCTTCGATAATAGTTGTGAACTTTTTATATTTATCTTCACATGTAACAGCATAATCCAAGAACGTTGACCAAGATTGTAAGTAATCTTCTTTAGGAATATCTACTGTTTGCATATACAGGTCTCTTAACCACACAAAGGATATATAATGTTCTCCTGCACTTGCAGAATATAATCCGTTATCATGACGTAAAGATTTAGAAGCTTTCTCGATTTTGTTTGCCAATTGTTGTAGTGACTGCTTTTTCATGTGTTCCCCTTTATTGTTGTTTTAAGTTTATTTTAGGTTTTGTTTATTTAAAGCTACATTAGTTTTATTTATGTAGGCCACCTTTTAATGCTGTATCTAGGTGAGTAATCTCCATGCTATTTGCATCCTCACCTATAGGTAAGTAAATAGCAGAGTCACAATTACGTGCAAGCATTCTTCCTGCCTTATCTCCCTCACAAACAGCAATTGTTTTACAACTTAAACTACTAAACCAATTCCGTAATTGTTTTGGATTATTTGATAACACAGCTACACAAGCTCGTCCCGTATTACGTACACTTATTGCATCGAAAATACCCTCTGTTACGTAAAGTTTATCCAAAGTAAAGAGGTTATCTATATACTCCAATCCATAGACTGTAAGAATGTTTTTATTACGATAGGTAAAGTACCTACCTTTTGTGTCATTGTTTCTTAGCTTGGAAGCTCTCCAATCATATTGCTGATAACCTACCAATTGTCCGTGAACAGTCCATAAAGGAAATGTTGTGATCTCTTCTTCAAGATCAGTCCACCTGAGGAAGTAGGGTACGTTTATACAACCACCTGAGCGTTCGTGAATATGATTTATGAAGCCTTTATGTTCATTAAAACTCATATCCTCTCCTTAACTCATTAACCGTTTACCACGAAGTGCTTCTACAATTTTCATTTCATATCCAGTTAGTTCAGGTATTGCACCCCAACCTTCTGATTCCTCTTTTGCAGCAACATCTTTATCATAATTGTAAATCTTCTCAGGTAAAATAATACCTACATTAGTCAAAGCCCCATTCAAAGCATACTCTGTCTCCTTAAAGAATGCCCAAGTGTATGGATTCTCATTTGATTCAAATAACTCTACAAGGGCTTGTAAATCGCCTGACATACCACCATTTAATACGATAGTTGTTTTGTGGTTCTGCGCCCAATCATATAGTATTTCTGTATCTGACTCATCGGTTTGGCACTCTGAGTCTAACCACTGATACTTTACAAACAATTCCGCAGTGCAGTGCTGTGACTGAATACCGCTGTGGGCACCTTGCAAATACATATTATTGAAAAAGTAAGCTCTTAGTTTTTGTTCCATAATTATTTCTCCTTAAGTTTCCATTTATTTGTTACAGTACGAATAGCATCGATACGTGCAACTCTTATTTGTTCGCCTATCATACACCCTTTCTTACCTTTTGCAAGTAGTTCAGAAGAAATTGCTTTGGTGTCTAAAGCGATTACAGCTTGTAGGCATTCACGTAAATACTCAGCTTGTGGGTAAGGCTTTGCTTCAAACGCCCTAATTTGTTCAGGTGTAGCTCCACGACCTCTTGCATCGGCAATACAAGCTTTTAGTATCTTCTCGAAGCGTTCAGGTTTAGTAAGTGCTGATGTTGATTCGAAGAGCTTGTAAATCGATTTTGGGCGCATCCAATCGTTTGACCCACGAGACATACATCCGTGAATTCGTGTATGATTTTCACAAACTAATAGGGCAAGTTCACGATAACGGTTAGGAACTTTATACCTGTCACAGAAATCGTTGATAGGTTGTAAACCTTCTTTCTCGTGCCCGTGGCTGTTACTGTATTTCTCGTGAGATATACTTTTGCCAAAATCATGAGTAAAACTTGCAAAAGTTATTTCAGGATCATTGTAAGTTTTGGCTGCGTAGTCCATTACAAGCTGGCAATGTTTCCATACATCTCCTTCTGGATGATGGGCTAATCGTTGAGAAGTGTCTCTCATACTTTCAACCTCTTCAAACATATCAACTGATCTTAAAAATTCAAAGAATATACTAGGTGTTTTTCCTGAGAGGGATTTACTAACCTCAAGCCAAATTCTTTCGGGAACAAGTTCTTTTAGTGCTCCATACATAAACATATTAGCTATGAGTTTACATGTGTAGTAGTCAACTTCCCATTCATCACCAAATCTTGAAAGAAAACGTGCAACACGAAGCACTCTAACAGGGTCTTCTGCAAAAGCATCTGTTGTATGTGACAAGACCTTATCTTTGATATCTTGTCGTCCACTGAAAGGATCAATCCATGTCCCCACAGTTACAGGTTCTCCTAATAGTAATGAGGTTTCCCAATCCACTTCAATAGCGATTGAGTTCAAGGTTAGATCACGTCTTGATAAATCTTCTTCCAAAGTAACATTATTAACATCACAAGAAAATCCGTTATAACCCCTACCAGTTTTACGTTCAGTACGTGCTAATGCTAATTCCCACTTATAGGTAGGTTCTAAAAACACAGGGAAATCCTTACCAACTTGTTCCAGATACTCAAAGTCAGAGACTTTTGCACCAACTACAACAAAGTCATAATCTTTTGGGGTATTTCCCATTAAGATGTCTCTACAAGCACCGCCAACAAGATAGTATTTAATAGTCATAATTTCTCCTTAATCATTTTCAATACGCCTACTATACCCTTCTCACATACAGAGTCAACAAAGAATGTAAGTTATTTTAAATTTAGTTTTAGGTTAAAGAAACTTTATTTCAGATAAAAGAAAACCCCTGACCAAATTAATGATCAGGGGTTACTATATATCGGCTAACCTAATTAAAAGGTAGATTGGTAGGAAGCCGTTCCTGTACCCAATCCAAGTTTGCTAATGTAGAGGCTTGAAACAACATTAACTGTCTCAGAGGAATCTCTACTAGCTCTACATATGCTTTATGTTGAAGAATATCACTGTGACAAAGATAAACAGTCTTAGACAGGAGAGAAACAGACAACTAGCTTCAGTAAAAAGCCGTAATTAAAACTTTTACATGTCTCGGACAACAACCTTGTTACAGCTTATATTTCCTGTAATAGGAAAGAACTCAACCTTACCGCCATGCACATTTTAACGTGTATTGCTCAATAAGGGACGGTAGAGTTTTTATCACCTTAATACGCTGTCATCGTTGAGAGGAGGACGCATACGGACTTTTCTATAGAACACAATACCTAGAATTGAACTAGGTGCTCGCAACCTTACCACACATAGAATTTCTGACAGATTTAACTGTTATGCGAGTTTCACTTCTATGATCTTATTGTATTTAACACCTTCACGTAGTGTTTATGTATAGTCGTCAACTAACAGAACGGGTACGAGTTTCTCTTTTTTAAAGTCTTAACCGCAGGTAGTACCTTTACCATCAATGACTTTTTGAACCTTATCTCAAAGATTCTCATTACACTTCACAGCGCCCAACCCCAGTGGTCGTAATGCCAGCGTGGGAGAAGGGAAAGTCGTGTTGCTGTAAAGTGTGTATTCTTCAAGATTGCTCCTTAGACAACCTCCGCACCACTACGTGCTGCTCCATGTTTCCATGAAGGGGATACCATTCGGTTATAGTTATAACCTACTCTTTCAGAAAGAGGGTATTCCTCCTAAGTAGGTGTTCACCATTTTAAAGGTGTTTGTAGAAACCGTTTCACCCACATCTTAATGTGTTTGGGTGCTAAAGTTGGTCAAGTTTAGTTTGGAAGTTTTTAACATTTAACGTGGAGATAACTAATAACTCGCACGAACATTGGTGGCCCTTCTCGGAAATGATCCGAGACTCTTCAAGTTATGAGCTTGCTGCTTTAACCAATTAAGCTAAAGGGCCGTACAGGTATAGAGATTTGAACTCTAACAACAAGTTTAGAAGACTTGGATGCTATCCTGTTACATCATACCTGCCTATTGTAAGTATCTATTGTATCAAGAATAAACACTTTTGACAAGAGTATTTTAAGTATTATATTAAACTTTATCAAGCTCCTTACACCAACAATCACCATCTTTCCTCTCAAGTGAGGTTATTGTATTGCCAAGAGCTTTATCCTCTTGAGAGGGCTGCTGACGGCGTTCTGAGGTGGTGTGTTGTTCAAACACCATTGTCAGATTATTTTCTCCAAGTTAAAGCTTCTTCATACATTTCAACAGCTTTCTCTTCACCTTTATTGGCGTAGTATGTGACAAAAGCTAAAGCACTGCCTAGGATCAATAGTTTTATAATGTTATACATAAACTCCACCCATAGAAATATTACCACAAGCAGAGTTAACAAGAGATGCCAATGTCCTGTAATACTTTGCTCGATTACCTCACCTGTGGTATTGTCGGTAATATTTCCTGAGTAAAAGTAGAGTAAAGCTAACACAACGGCAATAAATCCACTAATACCCAAGCTCTCTCGCGTACCTTTCCAACTCCACTGATCACGTAATACTTTTAGGAAGCTATACTTTGTTTTCATTTTATTTCTCCTTTATTAATTTGTTAAACACACTATAAGCTATAAATGTCACTAAAACAAGTGTTATTTAATGCTATCATCAGCTACCACTTTATCACTCATCCCTGCCATAACAAGCTCAACTAAACGTAAGTTCTCCTCTGCCAAAGCATTACTATAATCAACCATTTCTTCATTGCCCTTAACAAGCCACTTCATAGAGGATGTGAGGTGTTGTGTATAACCAGCTGTCAATTGTTGAAATAGTGCTTCTGCATCAGCGTTTGTCATCTCGAAGTTGAAGATGCGGTCTGCTAGTGGATGTCCTGTGTAAATCATAATTGTTTCTCCTTACTCTATTATCCTAACCAAATCTTCTCATAGTCAGCGAAATCATACACACTATTCAAACGAAAATCAACTTCGTATAGTAAATCTTGCTCACAATCGTAAACTTCCTCATCTTCAACATGTACACCTTCAAGGAACCCTACATCATCTGAAAAGGTATAATCATCAAAGAGGTGCTTAGGTAGAAGGCGTAACTCTTTGGCAATGTTGTTTGCTGCGAGGGTGATACCTAGCCAAGTCTCATCGTCTGTTAGGTGCTGTTTTATGTTGCAGCGGTGTTTCCATTTTTGCATTGGGGTTTCTCCTTAAAGTTTGTTTAAAAACCGTTTCATATCCATGTGTCTTGCAAATACTACAACTGGGAGTAAAAGTACCGAAGGTATCCAAAAACAAAGAGCTAAACTCGGTATTAGTGTAATCCAAACCGCGTCTTTTGAGTTTTGAATTATTAAATCTCTTTTAACTTTGTCCATATTATTCTCCTAAAGTGTCTTTGTGATTTCAATAAACAGAGTATAAAAGAAAACCCCCGCCGAAGCAAGAGGTTATTTGAAATAAATACTAATTAATTTTGTGCAGGTGGTTATCCATTAAATACTAAAGGGTCTACTACCACTTTCTCATGCTTCACTCCCTTTGGTATCGGATTCTCTTCCGCATAACGTATTTGCTCAAGGATGATAAGACGTGTTTCCAATGTCTTCGGTTGGCTTCGACATATGATATCACCATCCTTACAAGAGGCTATAAAATCATTGTACTTTTCAACTTCCTTCTCATAATCATATTCATCTATTAGTATTCTTTTAAAGTATTCATAACTTGTTGTCATAGTTTTCTCCTTAATTGAGATTAATTTTGTGCAACTGATTCCTTTAGCTCTATAAGCTTATCACTCAGCGCAGATAATTGCTTATTTTGTCTAGAGATTTCATCTTCGGAAGGATAAAACTTCACACCAATACAGGCGTGTATTCCAATGCAACCACACTTTTCACAAGGTTTTAATTTCATAGAGGTTCCTTATGTTTAGTTTTGGGAGATGGATATTGAGTTCGAGATTGTGTATTGGTTTCTATGATCATGTCTTCTACTTTTAGATAGGCAATGAGGTGCCAGAGGATCTTTAATCTTACCCATCTTTGCAGTTTGCCCTTTTGTCCATCTTTCGTACCCAGTCTCCAAGAATTTTATCTTTATCTTCTTGTAACTCTCAAAAGCTATAACCTCAAATTTACCATAGTTATTACTTTCTAACACACACCCTACTTGTATACTATCGTTTGCAGATAGTATCTTTATCTTAGGAATACGACTGTTCTTTTCATCTGTCGTAGATTGCTCCGTCCTAGAGAACACCCATCCATGTAAACTTTCCCCTGTTTTTAATGCTCTCGATATATTAGCTTGCAGGAGGTTAATAGCCAGCCCCGCAGCTTTTTGGGAAGAGAAAATGTAGACTCCTCCTGTCAAAGGCTCTACTTTTATATTTGTACGTACTTTATTTATCTTAGTGGTTGTTAGTTCCAGAAACTGTAGTTCTGAATTTTCGTTGTAGAATTCTTTAGTTATACTCCTATATAAGTAACCTTTTATTGAAGTGGTAGCTCCATTGTCCAAGACTTTTTGAATACTTGAGTTATCTGTGCCTTCAATGAACCTTCCAGCTTCACCAATAGACCCATAAACAGCTACAAGCTTTCCTGTATTAAGGTAAACACCTACATGGATACTCTGGCTGTCATGGATACCTATATCATTTACAGATAACCCGTCATCAACAGCCTTTTGGCTATTATCTTTTGTTGTAGTCCAATAAAGGTTATCTAAAGTATAATTATGTTTTACATTATCTAGATGACCTACAATATCACATCCTTCTACTCTTGGTATAAAAGCTTTAGCAAGAAGTACGTGCAATCTCCTATTCTTATTAACAGGTTTTTCACCAAAACAATGGAAGGTTATTCCTATATAAACGTAACCATTGTGATGATTAATGTGACTCAATTTCTTATAATACTTCCCGTTATTATATAGCTTGTATACTGTACCAGATGGCGTGATATAATCCGAGTTTGAACCATCTATAAGTACCATTTGCTCTTTTATATCTACCTTTTCAATATTACCTGTGAAGCGTGATGCCATAATTTAACCCTCTTTTTGTGAATGTAGTTCTATTATAACAAGGATATTTTATGTATGCAATACAGGAGAGTGCTTAACTACAACTTAATCACCCTCTGATTTGAGCTACCTACCCACTTCAACGTCAAATCTTTCTTTTCCTCTACGAATCGACCGTCTACAAGTGTGTCAATGTAAGGTAAAAGTCTTTTACGTTTTTCATCAGATTGTAATTGTTCTAAAGTGTACCCTGTATACGCCCATATGTCCTTTTCAGGCTGTTCTTCTTTTATACGTTGTAAAAGTAACAGTAGGTCTTCGTAGTTAGCTTTGTGGAAGCTGTCACCTCCGCTGACCGTGATCCCGCTGATGAATGGTTTGTTTAGGTCATCTAAGATTTTATCCGTGAATTCTTGTGTTACAAGCTCTCCATTCTGAGGGTTATGGCTATGTGGTGAAAAACACCCTTTACAATTGTGGCTGCATCCACTCAACCATAGTACGTTTCTTAAACCTTCTCCATTTAATACATCTGCTCTCACATAATTTAGGTATCTCAAAATATTCTCCTTTATTGGAGGTGTGTACACACCTCCTTATTTTCACTTAAACATTCTTAAACCGTACACTTTGTTCCTCATACTTCCCATCATTAGCGGGACGAGCAAGCGCATCGTGTATATAACCACTAACTCTTCGAGTACAGTTTGCAGTGTCTGGATTATTATTGCCACAATCAGGGCAGTGATATCCATCTTCAAGCGCTTCAAATTCGCCGCTGAATCCACATTCAAAGCATTTGTCTATGGGCTGATTACAGATAAGGTAATTAACTTTATCGTAAGCAGCTTTGACAACACCTTCAAACCCATCCAGATTATTAGCCATATTAGGTAATTCTATATTATTAACATTACCACCTGAACTAATCATATAGTAACCACCTTCCCAATCGAATTTCTCTAACATGTCAATATCAGAGAACACTGGTCTGTGGAAAGAGTTAGTTACGAATTTTCTATCAAAATCCCACAAATCTTTAAACTCTTTCTTCAAACACTCTGCAAAACGTAGGCAACCCGATTCTAATGGAGATCCATAGGGGCTGAACGTGATGTTTGTTTCTTTTGTGTACTCAACGGTTTTGTCTTTTATGCAGTTAAGTACCTCCATACCAAGTTCCTTACTTGTATTTCCGAGGATCTCAAGCGCTTCATATAAACCTGCATACCCGATAGAAGCTGTTGCATTACCATTGTAGAATAAGTGGTCAATAGTATCTTCTGGCTCTAATGTTGCTAAAGCCCCATATTGCCAAAGGATAGGACTTACCTTTGCTTTAGTTCCTTTCATACGGTCTATACGTGTCATGTTTGCTCTATAAGCTAAGTCACACAATTTACCAAGTTCCTCATAAAAATCTGTATTATCTCGCTTCGCTGTCAATGCAGCATAAGGAATAGATACAGTAGCTACGCCAAGATTAAACCTAGCTGTCATTTTCTCTTTACCATTTTCAATATACTTCGGTACAAAACTTCTGCACTACACACATGAAGCTTTCACTTCTCTCAGTGTGTCGGACTAAATTTTCCCCATCAGCATTACCTGTTAAGGAGCGATACGTTTCAGAATGTGGTTAAATCATCCTTACCTGTGCTACACTCATTACACATTAGTCTCTACAGCCATGAATTTAATCATTCGCCACGGTATTAGCTTAAGTTAATAACTCTTAGCCTCTCTTACGTTCCAATTTGTTTCCAAACCTATCACATCGCTGTGAGGATACACCGTTAGCAGTTATTTCTAACTACCCAAGATTACCAATCTCGTTAATATCGTTTTAAATGGGCTACTATCTCAACCCATTGATGTTACAACATTCTCAGAACCTCCAGTCATTTTTCTATTATTAGGTGCCATGATTAGGTCAGGGTACATCATCTTAGAGGAACACTCCAATGCAAGACGGAATTCGGAATAATTCACATCCTCTTTGTTAAGGTTCACACCTTCCTCTACAAAGTAAAGTACTTTCGGGAAGATAGGTACTTTATGATCTTCCCCAATACCTTGCATATGACATTTTAGGTACTCCTCCTTAACCATTTTACAGATAGGATCTGTTGATAAGGATAAGCTGATCGCTGCGAAACTTGATTGCCCGTTGTTTGATGTAACGGTTTGGATTTGATAAATAAATGTTTGACAAGCATCATAGATGTCTTTTCTTAAAGTTTCTTCTACAAATTCTTCTGGTAAGTTGTACTTAGCTTGAACAAGTTTAATCTTCTTCAAGCTCTTTTCTACATAAGGTTTCATCACTTGGTCAAATTCGTGCATAGACTGACCACCATACGAAGAACCAGATATTTTACTAAGCACCTGACAAGAGACATTTGCTGCAGTACCTACAGACTTAGGGGTTTCAATTTCTACGTCACCGAGTTTAACACCGTTAGCTAACATATACTCAAAGTCATAAACCCCGCAATTGTGGATACCTTTGCTGATTAGGTAGTCGCCATCGTGTGCGTGTATTGCCCCTTTCTTGTGCGCTTCATAGACATCTTTATCAAAGATCGTTTTCATCATATGCTTACTTAGTATACCTGCAACAGCGTCTCGATGTGCCACTATCTGTTCTGAACTCTTGTTACTATTCTCTTTTGCGTGAGCATCATCACTTCCATCTAAGAAGCTTGCAATGTCCTCTAAAAGAGGGGATTTACCTTCCCGTACTTGATCTCTATCGTTGCGGTGCTTAATATAAGCTTCAGCTGTTTTCTTATACTTACTCACCATAAGCACATGCACACAAGCATCCTGAATTTCCTCTACACTAACAACACCTTCATTTAAACGTTTAACCACCTTTACAGCAAGCTCTTGTGCATCAAGAGGCTCACCTACATCCGCAGCCGCGTTATCAATCGCAAATGCAATCACATCCTCATTGAAACCTGTTTCCTGCCCATCTCTTTTTTGTACAACAATATTATCCATATTAATTTCTTTCAAACCCTTACCCCTTATAATTTAATTAAACTTACAACATCATCTTCGTATTCAAACACTTTATCATCATCCAAGTGAATCCAATCTTCCCCTCCATCACTGCCATTATTAAACAAGTAACTCCCTTTCACTCCTTTAACATACCCTCCCCACAAATCCTCTGTTGTAGGAAGATAATAGATAGCACCTTCTGGAGCGCACTTTACTATATCATCTTGTGTTAAGTTTTGCCATTTATTTTGTGACATTATTTCCCCATATTATCTTGTAAATATTTCAATCGCAACCATGCATCTTGAAACGAAAGGTTTCCTCTATCAAAACCGATCAATACACAGGCAATATCATCCAGAATTTCACCTCCGTTAAAGTGGTTATAGTGTTCTCCCTCAACGGTTATATTTTTCTTCTCTGCATCATAAACTGGCATTTACTCCTCCTCTAGATAATCAACAATCTCTTTAACTTGCGCTTTAAACTCACCCACATTCTGGAAAGTCTCCTTATAGTGAATAAACGTATTATCAATCCCAAACAAATATTTAATTGACGGCAGCACACGCTTATACCAAGGAAGATAATGGTTTAATGAAGAGTAAATACATACATCACCATCTTCTTTATCAATCCAAACTTTAGTAACGTGGTCATCTGTTGGATCACCGCAGTCACACTTAAATGTAAATACTTTCTCTGACATAATTGCTCCTTTCACAAACACGCTGTAACCGTTAAACCAGAGTCTACTTGCTACAGCGTGTAATTGTTTACTACTAATCCTACATTACTCTGGCACTTTACTAAGGAAATAAGCGCGTTGTTCCTCAGTTAAACTTAGCATATTATTTATCACCTCTTTAGTTACTCGGGTAAATGCTTTGCCAGAGGTAATTTTCATCTCTAATGCGCTTAGCCATTTCTTACGTTTACGTTCTAAGTAAATATCAGTACAAGAGTAAAGATAGTCTAAGAACTTTAATGTACCTAATTGTCGATTCATTATTAGATTACTATATGTAGGTTTTGGTTGAGAATAACAATACACAACCTCCTTGAAGTGAATATCGTATAGTTTCCTTAATAACTGCATTGTGTGGTCTTCTCCTGTCATACCTACTCTATAGGACACACTTTTTACCAAACTCTGCCAACCATCCCCATCTATATACCCTAGTATGCAAGCTGCTGCAAACTCTTTATTACTGTATAGAATCTCAGGTATAAATTCAACACCTAAAGCTTTCTTGTTTTCTCTTAGACCCATTGCCCTTATTTTATCAACAAAAGCCTTAGTGCATAAGTTTAAGGAAGCTAAGGGTCTTGTAGTTCTATGGCATATCTTTGCATTTGGATGGTAGCGATCTCTGAATTTCTCCAATATCTCCTCATCCCTATCATTAAGCTCTATCATAAGTCTGTTTTTACTCACAGACCCATCAGCTAAACAAAAACCATAAAAATAATAATCCTCTGCTTTATCCCCGAAAGTATCCACGTAAGACCCCTCCATCGTATTTACAAAGTGTTTCTGTTCATAAACACCTTCACGTTTAAGATAATAACGCATTGTATCTACATCTCTGTCAACTGTCCTGCCTATTGCTGTAAGTGACTCTCCTTTACTGTAAAGATCAAGCACACTACACACTTGCTTTTCTGTTAACGATGCAGTAGGTTTTGGTTTCCTAAGATCGTACCTATTAAGAGTAAGGAGTATTGCTGCTGTAGTCCTATTAACACTCTTTGCAATATCCTTAGGTGAAACACCCTTCAAATACTCACTACATACGTATTGAAAACCTTCTACACTTTTAGGTTTAACTTTTACTGTATCACCCAGTAGAGTAGGGATTTCATCCTCAGGTACTTTATACTTAACACTCAATCCCTGTAATGTCTCTCCGTTCAAGTAATCTAATTTTATATTCAACATAACCTCCTGTACACTAATTCGTAATACAAATTATACCATGCTTGGGAGGTTAAATCCAGTAAACATTAAAACTTAGTGGTAAACGTTCTGTCTAGGATATCTTCTTGTTGCTCCTTATTAAAAGCATTCCACCGTATCGCATAACCGCTGCACCTCACTACTAGGGAATGGTACTTATCTGGATTCTCCTGAGCATCTAAGAGTGTTTCCTTATTAAGAACATTCACATTTAGATGGTGTGCTCCCTCCCTAGCCTCCTCCACATCAACTTTAAACTCACTCACTGTCTCAAAGTCATCCAAACTCCCCACTGGAAAGCTTGTCTTTTCCTCAATAGCACCTTCTACACTCACCACCACTTGGCAATATTCATCATTGCACACTACTGAAAACTTCTTACCGTTTTGCTTTAAAATGTAACCTTTCATTATATCTCCTTATTTAATTTTACGATAAGTATCAATACACCAAGCACCTGCAAGAGCTACTAGGAACAACAAACCACCTCCTGCTAAGATTGCAAGTAGTAAAGCCGACCATCCCCAAAATGGAGCTGTCACCCACCACCATGACCAACTAATAACTCCACACAGCTTAAGTGTTACAAATACTACACCCAATAAACTCAATGTGCTAATACTATTTTTATTTACTACAACTTGTTTACTCATAAACTTCTCCTAAATATACTTCCGCCATGTACCTACAGCAAACCAACTCATTATGCCAAAGTGTGTACATAGTATAAAGGTTGTCCCGTTACCGAATGTGAATGGGATGCTGACTAAGGCCAACACACCAATCATCATCCAAAGAATTTGCCATGTTGTTATACTATTCAAACCACATCTTCCCACATGAATTACATACTGTAAAGTAGCTGTCACCACTACGGCGTTCATAGCTGTTACGTACAGTGTGTTCGTGTGTGCAGCCTTTGACAACCTCAAAATAATGTTTGAAGCGCTTACCAATCTTACCTGTTAGCGGGTTAATAATGCTGATACGATTTACCAAAAGATAATCTTTATCATCTTCTGTCATAGTAGCAATAATATCCTGTAAGTTATCTTTAGTTACACGCATACCGTTTGCTTTTACCGTTGCTTTAATGTTTGTCATATTTGTTTCTCCTATATTATTAATTAAATTGTTTATTTATTATGAGCTACTGCTTTACTCTTTACCATTTACTCTTTTCTTCCCACTCTACTACATGCTGCTTACTTAGCTACAGCATACCCGTTTAAATTATGCTTGTCAACATATTCATCAAACTCTTCAAGAGATTTAAACTCTTTTGCCATACCTTTACCACTTGAGTAAATCTCTTCTGAAGCAATATCGTCATAACCTACATAGTAAAATTCACCTGTTTTCAATACAAACATATTTATCTCCTTATTCATTATTTAAAAAGTGAAATTGTTTCCATCACCAATACTGTCACACTAAATATAAACATCGCCCCATCTAACATAACTCTTTCCTCAGACTGGATAATAATTATAACAACTATTCTTACTAAATGTAAATCGTTTTACCCAATTAAATTGATAAGCATTTCCTATCAAACCTACTATATCAATAGGAATCAACGGCTTACCTAAACCTAAGCTCATTTACATCCCTTCATAATCCTTTATGATTTCATACTCTTCCTCAGTGAGCATGATCATAACACAATCTTCTGGAATAGCCAATAACATTTTAAGAAGATTTTCAGCTTCTTCAACTGCGGAACTATTATCCCACATGTCTTGCTCGTCAGATTGTGTGAGAGTTATGAGTTCCAGTATACGGATTGCTTTGTTTTTGTCAATGCCAAATTTCATAATCCCTCCATCGAATCAAGTGTAGTGAAGAAGGCAATGATTGCTCCTAATCCACATAAGGTATTGCTGTAATGAAAAGCTAACAAAGCTAATGAGAGGCAAAGCACTCCCGAACATATAATTTTTCCCATTTGTTTCTCCTATTTAATAAACTTCTTCAACCCTACCAAAAACATCACTGATTCACCAAAGGACAGCTTCCGAAGCCGTTTCACATTAGCAACAGGATGAACATCATTGAATTGTGTTAAAAGTCTTAACCAACCTTGACCAACACCAAACGAACCTTTCTTCTGCAAGGATATGTATACAGCATACTCTTTAAGGCTATCACAGTCTCGTGCGTTTAGTAGCTTGAAGTAGAAGCCACCTTTAAAGTGTTTGTAGATTCCCATTTGTTTCTCTCTCCTTAATTGAATAAAAGGTGAAGGTAGTTATATAAATAAGGTACTTGCCCCATCATAAGTATTACCCCTAATAGGATTTTACCTTTATTATTATCTCTACAACCTGTGATTATAAAGAATAGGTCAATAGGTATTACGATTAATAGCACTACCATTAGGTATTCTACAGTTTCAAACATTTGTTTCTCTCCTTAATTAATTATTATTACCACTACTTCGTTCAACTTGGTATGTATATTAGCAAACCTCTTCTACCTTGTCTACCCATTATTACTAAATAAAGGTTATTTTGTTAACTTTATTTCCATTAGGCAACCTTTAGGCAACCTTTAGATAAAAGAAACTTTCCTCTAGGCAAAAGAAAACCCGCTATCAAATGAATGATAGCGGGTTTGCGATAGACTATAAAATTATATCAAAGTTGACGAAGGAGAAGACACCACCCCTGACAATAATCTATCTTAAAGAATGCCCTTTCGGGTAGTGTTCGCACACTATGACTAATAAGCCACAATAAGAGAGAAATATTATGAAACTATAGGAGAAAAGCTTGAGGAGAAATTATCCTATGGAGTATTGTATCATGTTTTTGGGTGTTGTGATAGGGTTATTTTAACGCCCCTAATAACTTGCACATTACTCTTCCACCTCTAAAGTTAATAATTTCTCCAAAGGTATACTTACTCTACTCATAACTCAGAAATCAACCCACTGTAAGGTGTCATGTTGAATGGCTTGTTACATTGCGATTTTTACCTTATTTAAGCGTTCTTCTAGAGCTTTAAATACTTCCACTTCTCCGTTAGCCTCCATCTCAGCTTTTGCATCTTCTAAAATTTTAACAACCTCTTCATCTGTGTAACCTGAGTAGCACATCATTTCAAAGTCATCGGAGTTAAATATTTTTTCTAGTAACATTATAATTATCCTCTAAGTGTTATGTGTATATCGTGATTATTCTGGTATAGCGTGTTTATTTCTTCGCGGGTATAGTCTTCTTTTGTGGCATTTTCTGGGTTGATTTCTAAATGAGGAAACATGTCAAGGAAAGTGTGGAAACATGTATCTAAGAGTTCTACCTCTTCTTTCATCCGAGTTGTAGTCTTAGCATCCTTCTTAGCATCTTCTAGGTAGAGCCTAACACCGTTTTCAAAAAGAAAAGGTTTGTGATAAATTAGTACAACTTCCTTGGGGTCAATACTAAGTGTTACGTTTTTGAAATTCCCTCTGAGTTGCTCTATGTGAATACACATCCAAACAAAAGCTGCGGCACTTATAGCGGATTCCTTAACAATAAAATCTACTTTTGCTTTACAATTATAAAGAGCTTTTAGGAAAAGTTTCCCTTTTGATATAGAACCTCCTTTATTATTCTTTAATACAAGGCTCAATGTGTCCTCTGGAAGAATTGCCTCTATATCCGATA